AAGGCGCGGGTTTCCTTTGGACCTCAAAGGGGAAAATGGCTCCGATACCTCGGGCCTATATGAAATATTTAGAAAAAAAACATCTAGATATATTCGATCACATTAAATTATGCCGTGAGGCTCGCGCTTGGGAGCGCAAAAAACTTGCTGGAGATATCACGCCTGAAGCAATGGCTAGGAATCTACGAGCTTCCTTAAAACGTCAGGAAAAATACAAAAGAGAACTTGACCAATTATTTACTCCCGAAGCATTATCTAGATCAATCAAGCAATTTCGCTTGAGCAATTTAAAGGGAGTTACTCATGAAGAAGTTATTTACGGTTAGAGATTCAAAAGCAGAGGCTTACTTTCCACCTCAAGTATATGCTACTACAGGGGAAGCTATCAGGGCTTTACAATTAAACTCAAAAAATCCTGACTCAATGCTTGGAAAATTTCCACTTGATTATGCTCTTATTGAAATAGGCGAATGGGATGAGCAACAAGCTCTAATACTCCCTTATCCAACACCTAAAAATGTTGGGTTAGTTGCCGATCTTGTAACTCAGTAAACTTTCGTCTATCCTAGTGGAAACTAAAAACTTCCACTAGGAGCTTTAAATGCAATCAAATGTCCCTTACAGTCTCACTCGGAATCCCGCCCCACAAATCCAACGCTCACAATTCAACAGATCATCGTCGTATAAAACTACTTTCGATGCAGGTTATTTAATTCCTATTTATCTTGACGAAGTCCTTCCGGGTGATACTTTTAATATGCAAGCTACATGTTTCGCCCGTCTTGCCACTCCGATCTTCCCTATAATGGACAATATGTTCTTCGATACACAATGGTTCTTTGTACCTAAGAGATTACTTTGGAAAAATTTCAAAAAAATGATGGGAGAAGTCCCTGTTCAAGGTTCAGATAATCCCAATAATTATACAGTTCCTGTATTTGATCGTGCTACATATCCAGCATTAGGTTTCGCAGAGGGTACAATTTATGATTACCTTGGTCTCCCTATTGGTATCGTTCCTGGCGGTGGAATGGTTCTCGATCTTACGTCCTTGCCTTTACGGGCTTACAATTTGTGCTATAACGAGTGGTACATGGACCAATCTCTTCAAACTCCAGTATTCTTCACCGATGATGATGCTACAGCAGATGATTATGCTGACTTTGCTTTATTACGTCGCGGTAAAAGGAAAGATTACTTCACGTCTGCTACAATTTATCCGCAAAAATTATGGTCTGGTGATAGTGCTCCTCTTATACCTGTTTCTAGTACTTATGCAGGCGCGAATGTAGAGTCTGTTACCTCCGCAACAAATGCCGGTAAAATTAGAAGATCATCTTCTGGCGCTTTATATGGTTCTTCTACTGGTTTAGGTTCTGATGCTAACTCTTCCTTTGAAAACGTATCCTCTGGTGTAGATTTATTCTATGATCCAAATGGAACTTTATTCGTGGCCCCAGATCAAGACATGATGGGTACAATCAATGAACTTCGTGTTGCTGTTCAAATGCAAAGATTCTTAGAAAAAGATAATCGTGGCGGTACTCGTTATCCTGAATTCGTATGGAATCATTTTGGAGTAATTGCTCCTGATATATTATGGCGTCCTGAGTATCTTGGTGGTTCATCTGACATGATTAAAATTACACCAGTACAACAGACCTCAGAGACTAGTACTACTCCTCAAGGTAATTTAGCTGCACAAGGTACAATGCTTGCACAGCCTCGTTGGGTTAAATCTTTCAATGAGCATGGTTATGTATTAGGTATTGCATCGGTTAGAGCCGATCTATCATATCAGCAAAACGTAGATAGGTTATGGTTTGCTAGAAGCAATCGTTACGATTTCTACTTACCTGAATTCGCTCACGTTGGTGACCAACCTGTTTACTCATTGGAGATATTTGCGTCTACTACAAACTGGGGTAATAACCGTCCTGTTCTAGGTTATCAAGAAAGATATGCTGAATATAAGTTCAAAAATTCTCTTATTACTGGCGCATTTAGATCTCAAGCTGCTACTTCTCTTGATGCTTGGCATTTGGCACAGGAATTTACTGCCTCTCCTACTCTTGGTGACACTTTTATCGTGGAAAATCCTCCTGTCGATCGTATTATAGCTACACCGGCAGAGCCTCAATTCATTATGGATTGTTACTTTAAATTAATTTGTGCAAGACCAATGCCTACTTATTCAACTCCGGGAATGATGGACCATTTCTAAATAAATAAAGCCCCGAGGGCTTACTTACCTCGGGGCAAATATGGAGGTTAATATGATTGGAGTTGGTGGAATAGCTGCTGTGGCAAATCCGATGGCTTTCTTAGGTGCTGGCCTGGAGACTGCTGGTGAAATATACAACACACATCAAACAAATAAAGCCAATAAGCAAATTGCTGAGCAAGCAAATGCAATGTCACAAGCGAACGCTCGTGAGCAAATGGCTTTTCAAGAACGTATGTCTAATAGTGCTTATCAACGTGCAATGGAAGACATGAAAAAAAGTGGTCTTAATCCTATTCTAGCTTACTCTCAAGGTGGCGCTTCTACTCCTAGTGGTTCTGCTGGTAGTGTTACTGCTGCTAAAATGGAAAAAGCTGATCTATCATCTCTTGGTAAATTTACTGATTTCGCTGTTAATCCACCTTCAATGCAAAGGGAACAAAATGCTGCGAATCTTACTCGAACTCATATGGAAGGCGAAAAGCTCGCCTCAGACCAAGTCGTTAACTCTGCAAATACAGCTCTGCTTCGTGAGCAGGCTTCTAAAGCACGTGCAGAAACCGATTACATTGAAATTAGAAAACTTAATGACGCCTTTGATAGAGAGCTTAAAAATGCTCAGACTGACCTTGCAAGGGCACAAAAAACAGGAAAGGATGTTGAAACAGCTAGAGCTAGAGTTAAACAAATCACTGAACAAAAACAAGCTCGGGTAGACAGATTCCGAGCTGATCGTCAAGCAGAATTTGACGAAAAATGGCGCAATATAGAATTAGGTAATAAGCTGCTTCGTGATACACTTGGAACTGCTAACGAGGCAGCCAACTTAGTAGCCCCAGGAAGGGGCTTTAAAAAGGCAGCAGAGGCCTTTAAAACGCGTTCTAATAATTCAGCTAAACAAATCGAAGATAAACATGCGCCCGAATACAATAACGGTTACCATCGCAAATATCGTGAATTAGAGTTGGATGACAACTATAGACCATAAGGAGGTTAAAATGTTCTCATTTAGGTTACCAGAAAAGTCAAAATTACGTAGGAAGTCCACAATTTCGGAATTCGAACCGAGTAAAGTGGATTCAGAGTTCGCAAAGCAGGCAGAAATTCGGACGATAGTCGAGCGGCATCTGAAGACCGGACAGCCTTTGCCAACAAAACCATTAGTGTTTAGCGATGTATCAGGCATACCAGCCGACCTACAAGAGCGTCTAACTATGGTTGAAAAAGGCAAAGAGGCTTGGACGGCTCTTCCTGCTGCTCTACGCAGGCGTTACAGAACGCCTGAAGAATTTCTAGCCGCTCTACATGACTCAGAAGAACACGCTTGGTTAGAGAAATTTGGTATTCTACAAAAGGCGCCGGAAACTACCGTTTCCAAGCCCGACAACGCGGTAGCGGCGTCAGGAAACTCAGGGGGAACCAGCAACGCTGGGGGAGCGTCAGCTCCCTCTGGCACGTCCTCTACTTGATTATATAGTGCCAGATGGTCCCCTCTTAGGGGACCTTTACAAAAGGGGTTAATATGAAACGGAAAAAAATGTCCTACAGAAAGTCAAAAAAGAACTTTAAGAAAGGTTCTAAGACTAAAGCAATTAATGTTCGGTTAAACGTTGGCCGCGGTGGCGGTAGATTATAAAAAAAAGCCCTGCGGAAACAGGGCGTAAAAAAGGAAAAAGTATCTATGGCTTGTTATACACCAATACCTGCTTACTGGCAACAGTTGCAGAGCTATAAAGTTCAAAATCAAAATGCTTGGAGAAAGTTTCATAAATCAAAACCCATAAAACAAAATGGGTTATTCAAAAAAGTTCAATTCACAAAATTAGGTTCTCACAACATCATGCTACCTTGTTCAAAATGTATAGGTTGCAAATTAGATCGTTGTACTGCTTGGGCTTTACGTTGTACTCATGAGGCTCAGTTATATGAATCAAATTATTTTATTACACTTACCTTTGAAAAAAGTCCTGTTACTTGTGATGTGGCATATTTTCAAAAATTTATGCGTAAACTACGCAAATGGTGTGCTAGGAATGATAAACCTTCGCCGAGATATTTTCACTCGACCGAATATGGTTCTAAAAAATTAAGGCCTCATCATCATGCAATTATTTTTAATCTTGAGCTACCTGATCTTAAGTTATTTAAATACAAAAAAACTGGAAGCTTATATACCAGTGATGTCCTCGAAAAACTTTGGGGTCATGGTTTCGTTACGGTTGGCTCTGTTACTCATGATTCTATTGCCTACGTTGCTGCTTATACGCTTGCAAAAGACAATACTAAGTTACACGTTATAGATGGTGAGATTCTTCAGCCTGAAAAAATGACATGCTCTAGAAATCCTTCAATTGGATTAAAATATTTCATTGATAAACAATTAGATTTCGCAAAAGGCGCGGGTTTCCTTTGGACCTCAAAGGGGAAAATGGCTCCGATACCTCGGGCCTATATGAAATATTTAGAAAAAAAACATCTAGATATATTCGATCACATTAAATTATGCCGTGAGGCTC